TTGACCGGTGTTTGTGACGATACCATTCGAAAACGTGGCTAAGTCGGACACATACACGTTACCTACCACGTGAAGGTTTGCATCGGGAGCTGCCGTCGAAACGCCAATTTTACCGGTCGTCACGAGACCCGTGTCTCCATTCGTAAACTGGATCACGTTGGACATGGTATTTCCATTATTGGCCACATCTTCAAGGGTCGTCACGAGTCCCGTCAATTTAGAACCGTCACCGTGATACTGTGTAGCGTGTACGTTCCCCGCGACACCGAGACCACCCGTGATGGTCATTGCACCTGTAATCTTCGAAAACGCCTCGGTCGTGTCCGCCACGTGGACGTTTCCGACGACATGGAGATTGGCATCTGGGTCTCCGGTGGAAACACCAATCTTACCCGTCGTCACTAAACCTGTATCCCCGTTTGTGAACTGAATCACGTTAGACATGGTATTTCCGTTATTGGCCACATCCTCGAGTGTCGTCACGAGGCCGGTGAGCTTGGATCCATCACCGTGGTACTGGGCAGCGTGGACGTTTCCAACAACTCCCATACCACCGGTGATGGTCACGGCACCCGTAATGGTCGAAAACGCTTCGGTTGTATCTGCCACGTGGACGTTTCCGACGACGTGTAGGTTCGCGTCTGGGGCACGACTCGAAACGCCGACCTTTCCATCAGTGACGAGACCGGTCGTCGAATTTTCAAAAATAATCACGTTAGACATAGTATTTCCATTATTCGCCACATCCTCGAGGGTCGTCACGAGTCCCGTGAGTTGACTCCCATCACCGTAGAAGAGGGCCGCGTGGACGTTGCCCACAACTCCGAGACCACCCGCTATAGTGACTGCACCCGTCGTGTTAGAACTCGCCACGGTCGTATCCGTGACTGTGAGACTATCCACCTCGGCATCTTCAAAGTTTACGTGTGTCGCGTGAATATCACCAGAAACGCCTACACCACCCGTAACTTGAAGTGCGCCACTCGTTTTCGTCGTGGCTGCCGTGCTATTGGTCACCTTCGTGATGCCATCAAATTCAGCTGTAGAGCCGAATAAAGCCCCCGACACACCCACACCACCGGTCACTATGAGCGCCCCGGATGTTTTGTTCGTGGCCGCTGTCACGTTCTGAATAGTCGCGCTATCGAGGGTCGCATCCTCAAAGTTGACATTCGTGGCATGGATGTCTCCACCCACACCTAAACCACCAACTATGGTAACTGCACCCGTCGTCTTATTCGTCGCAGCTGTAGCATCGGTCACCACAGAAGACTTGGACCGCGCAATAGCCACATTCGAGTTTCCGTGAACATCTAAGGTATACGCGGGAGTGGTCGTGAGAACACCGACGCGATCGTTCACTGAGTCCACGTGGAACGTATTAGAATCTACCGTAAATGTATTTTGAACTTGGACGTTACCTCGAAGATCTATGAGCATTTGATGTGTTTCATCTTCGTAGTGAAGAATGTGATCATCCGTAAATGTATTTTGTGTGTAGCTAATGGAAAACCTATGTTCATCCGCATGGTAAATGAGACCGACGTTGGCGTATTCGAGTGGACTACCCTCTTGGTGCTCGATCATGAAACCACTATCAAGACCCGCGGCTGAATTATTCGCGGCGACCCCAAAAATGCGATCTGATATGGTCACGGATTCCGAATTGAGAACGGTCGTGTTACCACTTAACGTGAGGTTACCTAAAAATTCAGCCTCGGCGGTAGACACGACGTATGTACCTCCGGGTGTGAAATAAATGGGTGATTTTTCAAAGAATCCATCCGTTCCAACCATCGGTACATGTTTATTGAGAGGATCGGTGAGCCCCGCCACAGATATATTCGATCCTATTTCAACGTTAGCCGTCGTCACGAGACCAGTCGTCGTGTTGTTAAAGGCTATGACATTCGAGACGGTGTTTCCAGCCGCCGAAACCTGTTCGAATGTCTGAAGTTGGGTCAGAAGGTTCGAAGGTTCAATCTTTTTGAGATCATTGTTTTGGTCGTTGACATACACGTAGTTAATGTCCGACTCGTCGAGGACGACGGCGGCGTTGGGAATATCGTTCGCACGACCCACACCGGTAACAAACACAGCACCCGAAGTAGCGTGTTTTCGTGTACACACACCTATATTCTGAATGAAATCGGGGTCCGTACTGTAGGGCTTTACATTTGAAAGACCACCAGAAACCACGTTACTCACATATATCGTCTCACCTTCTAAGAAAGAATCTGTGTTGATACCATTGACTTTACCGTACGCGACGGCGACACCTTCACTTCCCGCTGTGATTGGTCCTCCATAAACGAGACCAATAGAAGGCATGGTTGTCGACGAATCAGACCTCGCGAGGTCTACGTTCACGACATTCGCATTATGGAAGGATTTAATGTATACGGTATTACCCGAATACAATGTACCGCCACTATCGTTTTTGATTTTTATGAAATTGTGTATGGGATACTCATTCACCCAATTTCCAGCATCGTAGACGAGTATTTGTTCCGTCCCGAGCGTGTTGGTATCTATATTGACACTATTTAACTGATCCAATTTGACACCTACGGCGGATGTGAGGTCGGTCGTCAAGGCGGTCGTCGCATTGTTTAAACGCAATGTTCCGTCTATGTCAACCGTGGAAGAAACATACGCATTACCTTCCACGTGAAGATTGGCACTAGGCGACACCGTCCCAACTCCAACGGAGTTGTACTCCGCATCGACATGAAACGTATCGGTGTCCACAGTCAAGTCATCAGACACGTACGTGTTTCCTACCACGTGTAAATTAGCATCGGGCGTCAGTGTTTCAATTCCTACAGAGTGTTTCGTCGCATCAACGTGGAACGTATCCGTATCGACCGTGAGATTAGAGGATACGTACGTGTTTCCTACGACGTGGAGATTCGCGTCGGGGAACTTGGTTTCAATTCCAACTCCGTGTACCATCGAGTCCACATGAAGTGTATCCGTATCGACGGTTAAGTTTGAAGAAACGTACGTGTTTCCTACGACATGTAAATTGGCACTGGGCGCCAATGTCTCAATTCCTACAGAGTGTTTCAGTGCGTCTACATGGAACGTATCTGTATCTACAGTCACGTTGGAGCTCACATAGGTATTACCAACGACGTGAAGATTGGCATCTGGAAACTCGGTCTCGATTCCGACGCTGTGTGTCGTCGCATCAATGTGGAATGTATCTGTGTCGACCGTAAGATTTGCACTCACATAGGTATTACCAACGACGTGAAGATTGGCGTCGGGTGTGATGGTTCCCACACCCACGGAATCGTTCACGGAATCTACGTGAAGTGTATCCGTGTTCACAGTAAGATTGGTACTCACATAGGTATTGCCTACGACGTGTAAATTCGCGTCGGGAGTGACGGTTCCTACACCCACAGAATCATTCACGGAGTCCACGTGAAGCGTATCAGTGTTCACGGTTAGATTAGCACTCACGTAGGTGTTACCGATGACATGAAGATTCGCATCAGGGGTCACCGTCCCGAGACCTATGGATTTATTGACCGTATCTACGTGAAGTGTGTTCGTGTCTACGGTCACGTTGTTTAAGATGTATGCGTTACCGACGACGTGTAAAGTCGCATCCGGGTGATTTGTTTCGATACCTACGAAATGTTTGTTCGTATCCACGTGTAACGTGTTGTCCTCCACAGTGAGGTTGGAACTGATGTACGCGTTTCCTTCGACGTGTAGGTTCGCCTCAGGGGTGGCTGTGTTAATACCAATCGAGTCTTTTACCGAATCAACAAAGAGGGTATCCGTATCGACAGTAAAATTATCGGCGACATTGAGTTCATTTGTTATAGTCGTTCCATACGTAATCTCTTTCGAGTCTGCGTTATACATCATGAGATTGGAGTTGTTCACGTTTCGCACGGGGTTTATGAAGAGTGCATCTTGAGTGGTCGTGTTGTTAAATCCCGCAGTGTCCGTACCACCGTTGATGATGACCGAACCCGCCGCTTGTGAAGTGGGGTACCCCGCGTAGTAGCCTATGGCTATGGCTCCGGCACCTTGTAAGAACTTACCCGCACCTTCACCGATCGCGATAGCCTTCTCACCTTGTTGCGAGAAGCCCGCTTCCTTACCGATGGCGATGGAACTGTTTCCTTGTTGTGTCGAGGCTGAATCTTTACCGATGGCCACGGTGTTCGTACCTTGCGCTTGTCCACCCGCATTCTCACCGATAGCCACGGCGAGCGTTCCTTGATTTTCGTAGCCCGCGTTGCTACCTATGGCGATGGCGCTTATACCTTGGTTTGTCTCACCGGATCGTTTACCCACGGCCACGGCCGATTCTGCTTGTATGACACTTCCGGATTGGTATCCGATGGCTACCGAGTTCGATTGTTGACGGTCGTAACCAGCCCTGTAGCCCATGGAAATGAGGTGAGAATTGGAAGTCGTATGAATAGAATTTCCCGTATCTTCACCGATGAGTAAACGGTTAAATCCCGAATTATCCACGCGTCGAGTCGCGGCGATCGTTCCGTTGACATCTAGGTCCTTGGTGGGATACAATTGGTTAATACCCACACGATTCGTGACCGCATCGACGTGTAAGGTATCTGTGTCTACAGTCAGGTTCGATGTCACGTACGCGTTTCCTACGACGTGTAACTCTGCATCTGGTACCAGTGTATTGATACCAACTTTATCGTCGGTCGAATCAACATAGAGGGTATCTCCATCAACGGTCAAATCCGCGGAAATACTCGTGTTACCCGTGACATCCAAAACATTAGAACCAAACTCGTCCACGAAGAGATTCGATCCCACATCTAACGTATGTATGGGAACGGTGTTTATGATACCCACATTCGATTGTGTGAATAATTGACCGTACACGTGGACGTTAATATTTTCGTCCGTTCGGGGTGTTATCGTTTGAACCTCTGCACTCGATTGAGTGTAACCGAGTGCAATCTCTTCCGTACCTTCCAAGAAACCGACGACAACATTCGAACCGGGACGATTTAAAATAAAACCAAGATCCAAAGTCGAATCGGTGGGTGTGTTATCTTTACCGATTTCTATGATGGCATCTTTTATCACGGTGTTGTTCGAGTGTAAGGTGGTTACTAAACCATTAAAAGTGGCATCACCGTCTACGACGAGTCTATTTTGTATATACGTGTTTCCTAAAACGGTCAACACATTACTTCCATCCTTGTCTACAAAAAGTTTGGAACCCACGGAGAGTGTATCAGTAGGGGAACCGTTAGCGATACCGACATTCGAAAGTGTCGTGACAGATGTGATGGCATTATTAAACGAAACCGTATTCGCGGTGACATTACCGTTAATCACGGCGGCCTCGAGAGTGAAATTGAGAATATCCTCAGCGATCGCCCCGGAATCCATCACTTCTTTTGTAATTCGATTGTATGCCATAACGACTATATTTCTATCCGTGAGGTCCGTACGTACACGTAGAGGCGTCATGTAGATCGAGTTTGGAAAGTCTGCATCAATCTCGGTATTACTAGCATTGAATACCAACGTATTTTCTGCCTGGTCATTCGTGGTATTTTTACCGAACCTCACCTTGGTAGACCGCTCCACCGTCGGCAAATTCTTGACCATTTAATATAGATTGGTATTTTAATTCGCGTAAAGAAGTGCCGCGAGACCATTTTGGATACGAAGTATGTTATAGTTCACGGCGTATATGGGGTGCTCTATGTTCATGGATTCACTTATAATCTTCGCTGAAGTGACACGACTGAAATTGAGTGTACCCGTGGGCTGAAGAGAACTGGTGGACAAACAGAAAGGATACAAGAAGAAATCGGGAGACGCCACGAAGTTTGTGTGGTAATAGTGCATCACATCGATAAAGTGGGGTTTGCCCCACCTATAATTGCTTAAATCGATTCCGTTAATGCTCAATTTAACTCTGTTGGAAGGAGACGTGAGCGCACCATTGGTCGTCGTATCCGAAGACGCGAGGTACTTGACCGGATGATTGAACGTAAGCTCTTGAACGGTCGTACCAGAGGCGACATTCTTTTGAACCTGTGTCACGAGCATGTCGTGCGTGCGGGTGGCGACTTGACCACGTTCCTCATTGTCGAGGTAGATGTAATTGGCGAAACATTCGACGTTCTTACCAGTCGCAGCGGAACCCCAGTAAATCCGTATTTCTACGTTGTGGTGATGCATAGCTACGAGAGGCAACGCACACTGAGGACCCTCACAAAAGAAGAAACGTAAAGGGTAAAAGAACGAGCGCGCGGAAATACCCGGGTGTGTACCTTGAGCACTCTTAGAAACATTTTGAGCGAAGGTATCCACGGCAATATTTTCTGTGAAAACAGAATCTTGTGTGTCAATAACGGCACCACCGATTAAAAGTTCGACTTTATCGATGATACTGCCCCAGTTTTGTGTGTCAAGGGCTTCGGTGGTATCATCCATGGTGAAATAGACATAACTGAGAAGGTCACCACTCCTCTCGAATTGGACGCTAGACATAGAATTGTTTTTCACCGCTCCGTGGATGGTTTGTTTTTCAACGGATTGTGAAAAATTAGCATGCCTTTTGAACGTTGAACTGAAGAACGATATTTGAGGATCACCCGTGATATACTTATCCTGAGCTCCTATAGCGATCAAATGTGCAACACCGGCAGACATGGTAATACTAATTTAAGGGGAGAAAAATTACAAGTTGGGTTTTCTACAAACGAAACGAAGAACTAAGAAGTTGTTCTCGGCGGGACTAGGTGGGGTAATCAGGTTACCATCCTGATCCCGAATATTTACTGTGAACCTATCGATAGATCGTATAGGGTTTACGTACTGTGTCGCGATGGAATAATCATCCTTGTAACTGATTATACCTGTGTCATCACTAGTAACAAGACTCGCGAAAGAATTACGGAGCAGACTCAACGACGCTTGTCCAGTGAGAACATTCGACGCCCTATCCGAAAAGATGGAATCGAGTTCGCTGATAGAAACGTAACAGTGTTCGGTGGCCGTAGTAGTGGTAATACGAGCGGCTAAAAGTTTAGCTTGCACCACATTTTTGAGTGGTTGTTGAAGATGGCACGTAAAGGTATTCGCACTACCCTGACCTACACTGTCGATAGTGACAGTATGGTACTCGTAGTTGAGATCGGGAATCATTTCCGTTGGCGACGTGATTAAGGCCATTTTTATAATTAGCTTAGATTAAAGATCCGCCAATTCCGTCCGCGATCTCGTACCCAGCGTGCTCACCGACGAGCTTTTGGGCATCGCAGAGACCACCTGGAGTAAGACCAACAGTGTAAGGGCTGTCCTTCTTACCGGAGCCAGGGGTGCACTCAAGGTCGGTCTCGAGATCGAAGAGAGACTTCTCACTGACTGTCTTGATGGTAATCGGCCTGGGTTGGTAGCTGGAGCTACGAGCATTCATGACACCGAGGATGACAATGGCAATCATCAACACGAGCATGTATAACAGGGCATTGCGGTCGGCCCGGTTGAAATTGAGTTTGAACATTTATAATAGACATACATTTTTTTAAAGTGCGTTAAAGACATTTTCTTAGTTTCTAGATAGAGAGTAGATGGACGAAGAAATCGTACTCGACAGGGGTCATACCAATGTTATGAAATTAGACGCTGATGAACAGGCGCTCATGGATGAGATTGAGATTTCTGTTCCTCGGCCAAATCCAGTGCCCAGACCCACGACGAGGCCTATGCAAAGGCCTGGTGCTTCTCACCATCAAGAAGCTATGGACGCCTTTGTGAACCCCAACAAACAGAGCGCTCCTGCGCAACCCCGTGAAGAGGAGGAGATTGATTACGGTGAGGACCTTTACGACGATGAACCCATGGATCAAGGTCCTGGTCCAGGTGAACAGGCCGAGCAACCCTCCAAGGGATACACATCCATCGACGAAGAAAAGTCGGACCTGATCAATAAACTCACACGTCTCGAGAAGAAAGGGTTTGCCGTGAATAAGCGCCTGAACGCATACTCTAGTATCGATGAACTTAGGTCAGAGGTGAAGCGAATCACCTATAGCATAGACGTTGAGCAGTCCATTCGATTTTCGAGGCGTATGCTTATCGCCTGTGTAACTGGTCTCGAGTTTTTGAACAAGCGGTACAACCCCTTTGAGATTCAACTTGAGGGTTGGTCGGAATCCGTCATGGAAAATGTGGATGACTATGATGGGGTCTTTGAAGAGCTATATGTTAAGTA